CCTCCACATAAATTTCAGTTTTAAGATCTCCCGAACTTGGAGCGCCTGTCTGATAGAATTGTTGTGCCAGATCTTCCATGGTATCGAGATATTGTTCCTCTGTAAGATTATGATGAATTATTTTTCCCTTACAGAGAATATTATACCGTTCGTTAGTCATCTCAAATAATTCTTGACTTCTCGTGCCCGACGCGAATGCGAGGATCACACCAGATTTCAAATCCTGCGTCCTTTGCATCTAAACAGAATGATACGTCCTCTCCACACATGTCCTGAACTTCACCAGATTCAAAAATCTGCATTTTTGGTGCAAACCAAGGATATGTCATTTCATCGTGTTCAAAGACTCCGTTCTTAATTAGAAGCCAACCAAAACCAGTATAATCAACCGTAAATGGTTTACGACGCTTTGAAATGGTTTCTATAGTTTCATGATTCATGACTCCACCATTGTTACGGAAGTCATCTTCTTCTAACCAGTGAGCAACAGAAGTTGTCTGTCCGTCTTCCGTACAGTACCATCCAGCAGCAATGTCCTGATCCATTAAAATTAGTTGCCAGAACTTTTCACTATTAAAGACAATATCAGAATCAATCCAGAGTTGCCAATCATATTGTAATTTACCGTCCCATGGTTTTTGCTTGGGTCCACGTAAAACATTTGCACCCAGACACTTACAACGTGCAAAGTTCACCATCGAACTATAATCTTGAGAGATCTGAATACTTGCACCTGCCTGAACTAAATCAAAACACAGTTGCACGAAATTTTTTAGAAACGTATATGAAACATTACGTCCAGGAAGACAGAATACAACTGTCTTTCCCCGTACCATTTCTCTTGCCTTATCGAAGTCCCATTCAGGTTCTTTTGCGACTACTGGCGTTTTTGCTTTTACAGTAAATCCTTTTGCCATAACTTGAGTGATTTTCAATCATATCATACACTATTATGTATAGTTTGTCAATGAGGTGTTATTATTCGTCCACTTCTGAAAGTATAATATCTTTTCCATCTAGATTAAACACAATTTCAGTATCTTCGTACCATGATAATTCATTAATCATCCATTCTGGTATTTTAATTGAATATTCTCCACTAATTGGATCAACCTCTATGGGGCGCTTTTCCTCTCCGGATTTTTTCTTCATTCTTAAGATTATATTTTTTCATTTATATAGCGGACCTTTTGATAGTTTTTTATACTTCCGGAAAATTTTGATTCAGATGAATATAGGTCGGGCGATCTGGGTCGTTTATAGCTTAGGGTAGTGATCGGTTTTTAAAACGCCCCCACGTCACGCGGCCCGCGCACCCGACGCGGCGGCGGCGGGCACTGCGGTCCACGAACTGCTAAGGCACCGTCAACGAACGTCCGCCAGGGCGCTGTTGGCGGTGCTCATGCGGGTGGCACTGCTGCCAGCGGCACCACCATGGGTCCGAACGCGGGTGCTGCCGCCCCTGATCCGATCCGTCCAACGGTTGGAAGCGACACCGTGCGCCACGGGCAGGCGGGTGACCTTGAACTGAACGCCGTCGATGGTGAGGGTGGTCATGAGGTGAGGTTGGTTGCTGTGTGTATTGTACAGGGTCAGGGGGCAGGGGTCAATACCCCAACCACACCAGGAACTCCCCAGCATCGACCCCGCCGAAGTGGGAGGTGGTGCCGTAGTCGGTGCGGAAGTCATCCCACAGACCGTGCTCCTTTGCAGCGTATGCCGCTTGGTGCCAATGAATGGTCCCGTTCTCAGGGTTGGTGATGGTGGCGATCTGATCGGGGAAGGTCATGGGTCGTTTGCTTTGGTTCCCATAGTATAGACCCCCCACCCACGGAATGCGGGCAGGGGGTGGACGGTTGATCAGGTGGCGTCGCCGGCGATGCTCTCCAGGATCTGTAGGATCTGTTCTCCGTTGCTGCCCTGGCGAAGCAGGGAGATGGCAAGGTTCAGGGTCATGGTGTGGTTGGATTGTGAGTTGAGGGTCGGGCGTCTTTAGGGCGCACCCGTTCCCAGGGGGATCAGAGGTCGGTCATCATGTCCAGCATCTCCTGGGCGTCGATCTTAGAGTCATCCCAGCGAACGCCGTCGGGAGTCTGCAGGAGGTGGCGACCGATCTGCCCTTCGGTCATGCAGCGCACGAACTTGGTCCAGGGGTTCTCAGATCCAGCGAACGCCACACACGCCCGAGCGGTGTTGTAGAGGAACTCATCGTTCTGAATCCAGAGGGCAACGTTCCAGGTCTCCCAGTTTGCCCATCCGTTGTAGGTGGTCATGGTTCGGTTCGTTTGGTATAGAATCAGTATAAGGGGTCAGCGGGCGATCAGGTCGGCGGTGGTGTGCAGTAGGTCCGCTGTCACAGTCCGCACGGGGCGGATCGGTTCCCAAAGCAACCACAGCAGCACGGCGACAACGGTGAGACGGAGCATGGTCTGGCGATGATAGGATGCGGAGCGGGAACGGGTCAGGGAGCGCATCAGCGACCGTCCCTGTATTCACCGATCACGACGCCATTCTGGCGGACCTGAGCGTAACCGTACTCCTCAGAGAGGTCCAGGCACAGGTCCCATGCACGGTCGGCGTCGGTGGTGATGTTCTCCCACGGAGCGGCGGGGCAGATCACGGAGAGGCGAGTGGTGTTGTTCATGCCTTTAGTATGGCACCGATTCAGGGGTTCCACAAGGGGGGTTGTGCCACCTTCTCAACTGGCACACACTCTCAGTTCAGAGTCAGGGGGTCAAGGTTTGTGACACTAATGGTGCTAAACTCTTGCAGGGTTTTAACACCTTCAATGTCAAAGAACAGGTCGATTGCTTCTACTTTGCCACCGTATTGTGATTGCAGTACAGTGTTAATTTTGGTGCGTTCTTTGGCACTGATGACGTCATCGTATCCCTTCACTTCACCCGATTTATTGAAGCGGGGAGCGACACGGGGAAGTACACTCACAAACAGAACTTTCTCCAGGAGAACGTCAGGAGCATACATTAATCGTGCTGCTTCACCGACACTGGTGTTGGCGTAGTTTTTGATGTTTTTGTTGATGTTGCTGTTGAGTGCTTTGCCAAGAATTGCAATCTTAAGTTCACCATTACTGAACCCAGCAATGTCAATGTCAAAGGTGCCACCGAAACCATCAACGGGCAATTGATATTCATATTGCCAATCATACTCTGCCCAGGCAGGATTTGCGTTCAGGATTTCATCCAACAGAACTTTGTGAAATACCTTAGTGCGCTTGGAAGAGCGAACATTTTGAAATGAAGTCTCAAGAAATGTTTCCATGATAAGTGAAGTGAATCAGTACAAGGGGTCGAGCGGCGCCTCAGCGAGCGAACTGTGCCAATGATGTGGGTGCCACATGGGCGGGCGATCCACAGGAACGGTAGAAGTCGACCATCCGCTCTGCCTCTGCCAGAGTGGGGAACCACTGGGAGCGCCACTGGCAGTCGCCGTAGGGGGTCTGATAACGGACTTCGATTCGCATGAGTTTGGTTGGTTGATGGAATCAGTATAGGGGGTCAGTTGCGGGGATTGCAGTAGGAGGGGTCCACCTTGCAAAGTGCCTCCGTCTGACGCTGCTGATGGGTTTGGATGGTATGCTTACCTGCCTCCAGCACCCAGGCACCCGTCACAATGGTGACCATGGCAAAGCACATGACCAGGATGGTGGTCTGCAGTGAGCGGTCGATCATCGGTCTGAATCAAGAGGGTGGCGGGTCCGTGTGCTCCCGCCTACGGGGTAAGGGGTCTGTGGGGTTGCCCCCGCCGTTCCTCCCCTTGTGACCATAGTATGGCACCCATCAGGGAGCAGATCAACAGGGTCTGTGCCAGTTCAGGAAGTGGCACACTGGGGGTTGAATGGGGTCGCCGCGGCCCTATAGTAAGGTCACAAGCGAAGGAGGGGCGGGGTAGCCCTGATGATGACAATGATCGCCACTCCCCCTGCCATAAAATAAAAAAATAAAAGTATAAAAAAAGGGAGGACATCACCCCTCCCTTTATAATGGATAATCCTATTCGGGCAGGGTAGTTTAACGACTTGCCCAGGTCGTATTGTTTATGCGAACATGAAACTTCCGTTGAATTCGTACTCATTGAACACGGGGGAAGATCCTGCCTGTCCGACGAACTTATGAACGAACCATTTGAAGTCCCGTTGAACTACACATTCGCCCTTGATTGCATGAGTTTTGAGAATAGAATTCAGGCGGGATTTGGTGGTTTTGGTTTGATACCCACCGTCGAAGATTTCCACCCAATCATTACCCACGCTGGCAATGTGGTTGTCGTGAAGATAAACAAAGGAAACGTCACCGATGTTGATGACTTCGGTGTTGTCGCACTTCCAGTCGCGGGAATCACAAATGGCGTCGTTCATTTGCTGTTCGATCTTACGCATGGGGGTGTCCTGTGATCTGTGTTCAGTATGGCAGGGAATGGGGGTCCTTGCAACCCCCCTTGTGCCACCTGTTCAACTGGCACACTGAAAGCGCCCGTGGTTGAAGTTTGCTCTACTAAAGACCTCACGATTGACCAGTTTGAACATACCGAACTCGTTGGAGAGCACATAACCTTCGGCATCAATTCTGTCGCCGTTCAGGTATGCTGCGGGACCATTGTTGCGGCACAGGAAGAGACAATCTTCTTTGATGGACTTGACCAACTTCCACAAACGCAGCAGGTTGGGGTCACAATCAATGAAACCGTCTTCG